ATGACCTGCACCAATACTTACTGTTAGTATTCCAGAATTAGCACTGTATGAAGCAGTAGAAATACTATAAAGAGCAGTCTTAGATGTACCTACATTAAGAGTGATAGTATCATCTGTTTTTGAATCAATATTAATAGAAGTACTAAATCCTGGATCAGTATATCTTGGATAAGTGTGTATTGATGCATAATCATCAAATTCACATCTAAACCTCAAACTATCTTGTTTTAATCTTACACTAGTATCTGCAGATAATCCATGACTAGCAATAGAAAGAACTAAAGATCCTGTATCAGGATTATAAGTAGCATCACTAACGTTATGAGTTACAGTTGCAGAAGTTCCAACATAAACAGTAATCGTGTTTTCTGTATATCCTGTAATTGCAGTAGTAATTCCTGCAATAGGATCTGTTGAACGAGGATAAGGATGATTTGAAGTATGACTATCCATCGAACAAGTAAATACTATACCACCTGTATCAATTCCAATAGTATTACTATCGGAAAGACCATGAGAAGGAATGGTAAGAACTAAGTTTCCAGTTGCAGCATTATATGTTGCATCAGTAGCAGTTGTTGTACCAATACCTGTTACACTTACACTTCCAATACCAGAACTTACAAATGTATGATTATAATCACCACCACTAATAACAGCAGCAGGATCTGAACCAATAAATCTGTGAGGATATGAACCACCAGCAACTATAGCACCAGAAGTAGCAGATACAAATTGATGAGTAAAGTTATCACTATTAGCAGCATATCCTACATCAATTGCAATGTCCCCATTATTATGTGTAAGTCCATCAGCAACTGCACTAACAAAACTATGAATTCCAGTGTAAGTTGAAGGTGCTACAGGAAGAACATTAACTCTAAATGTATTTGTAGTTACATTAGTAGCTACTATCCACTGACTAGCAATCGTATCTGATTTTCTAGGATATGGATGTGAAGTAGCATAATTATCCTTATCACAAGTAAATATTAACGAGTTAGGTTCAAATTTTACTTTATCATTGTTAGAAATTCCATGACTAGGGGAAGTAACTGTCATGATACCAGTCGTAGGATTATAGACTGCACCTGTTACAGTTTTCTTAGCACCATCTTTAGTAATACTAACTGCAGTATGATATGCAGAGTCTTGTCCTCTTGGATAATAATGAGTAGATGCTCCTCCATCCAATCCACAAGTAAATGCTAATCCAGTAAAGATAACAACACTCTTCTGACCACTAGTTGATAATCCATGACCAACAGCAGTTGTAACTGTCATAATACCAGAAACATTATCATAGACTGCAGTGTGAATACCAAGTCTAGGTGAGTAATCACAAGTAAATGCAATACCAGAAAGTGTAATTTCATCACCTAATGATAATCCATGATTAGTTTGTGTAGTAATTGTAGATATACCAGTTACGGAACTATATCCAACATTTGCTACTCTTCTAGTAGAATAGAATATATGATCTGCATTGGTAACGGCAATTCCTGTAATATGACCAGTGGTAATTTGTGCTGTTCCTATTCCAATTATATTTGTACCATCACGACTTAGGGTTTGTATACCAACATTAACTGTTTGAATACCTGCTCTATAACCAGAACCCGTATTACCAATACTGATAGACTTGATAGTACCACCAGCAGCAACTGTGACTGTTCCACCTGCTGCTACTAAAGGTTGATATCCAAAACCTTCACTAGACCCCACAGAAACTATTATTCCACCTTTAGGAAGATTTCCTACATTTACATCAGAAGTTGAACTTCCAGTACCAGTAAATGAAATTGTTGTAACACCAACACTAGAATCCTCTGTTATTGTATATTCATTAGTTGATCCTGAAGTTTGGAAAACATCATTAATAAGAACGATTGCAGTATCAGTAACAATTCCAGAAACATTAGAAGAATTAGATTTTAAAGTAAATTCAGATTTTTGTCCATTAAACTCATTAGAAATACTATCAAAAATATAGTTTCTCCAATATGGTTCATTTGCAGTATCTGGAACACCAGAACGCATAAATGTTCTTCCTTCAAAACTAGATCCTGTTGCAATTCCCACCCAATCTCTAGAATCTGGTGGATTTGTAGCAGTGCTTAACGGTACGTTTCCGTAAGGTGCTTCCACAAAGTTTATTGTATTATCAACAATATTATAATTACCATCTACTTTAGTAATTAAAGTTCCTGTACCATAACCAGCTAAAGCAGTTCCAGCCCAAGGTCTTCTAACTCTAATAAGATTATCATTTCCACCTTGACCAATAGAATCAATTCTCAATACTTCATTACCAATCTTAATTAAATCACCACCATAGAATGATGTAATTCCAGCAAACTCTATAACATCACTCGTAGTGAATACCTGATCTGCTAAATGAGTGGTTATGGCAGTTGAAACAATCGGAGATTGAAGAATATTATCTATTGATACTAATGCCTTTTTATTCTGATTAACAGCATTAAAACAGTGAGAAGTTCCAATACCTACACTTGTGATATCAACGACCTCTGGGACGGTCTGAAGTGCCTTAGAAACACTCTCTGCAAGCTTAATGGTTTCATCATCAATCTTAACTGCATATACAGTACTTGGCAATAAAGTAGTTGTGCCAATTCCAGCAAATCCATTGGTACTAGCAATTCCAAGTGCCATTGTATAACCACTACCAGGATTGGTATAAACAAGTTCCTCACCAGTAACAAAGAAATGATTTGGAAGATTGATAGTATTATTTGTAATATTAATTGTATCGGAACTACTACCATCAAATGGTTTTCTAAAGATTGGATCAGTTTTATGTGATAATCCAAATGCTCTCAATACAGCACTCTCAGTTCCTGTATATTCACCAAATCCACTTTCTATAACTCCATTATTAAAATCTATAGTATCCTTAGTATCATCCTGTATTCTTATTGCATTCATATACACATTAACTTGTGCATTAATACTTGCTACAGGAGTAAAGAGTAATGAAACGGTTCCTGCAGATGAAACTTTTGATCCAAAAGTTCCCAGTCCAGTAGGAGAAACACCAGATGCAACATTAGCAAAGTCTACATCATATGTTTCTGTATTTGTATCCTCAACATAATCAGTGACCACTGCAAACTCAAACATAGAGTAAACCTGATTTGTTGCATCAGTTACCTGAATAGTTCCATAAGCAGATTCATAATCTGGAGGATATGAACCAATAGTAGTAATTCCAGGAGATGATGATGAATCAATTGCAGTTGTTCTACTTTCTATTCTTGCATGTTTAAGATCAACTGTTCCAATACCTGTATAAGTTGAATCTGCCATACCAACAAGAATGGTATTGATAACACCAGTTGTTCCTATACCAACACTAGCATTAGCAATAAAATCAACCTTTAATTCTGATCCATCAATATAACCACGATAAGTTCCCAAACCACCAATTGCTTCTGCTTGAGAAACTGTGGTCATTCTTCCATATTCCATTATATTAACTTCATCACCATTATGGATGATATTCAATTGATTAAACTCATGTTCCTTACCACTAATATCAGGATTAATATTAATCATCACTTTGGCAGACCTGTAAGTACTTGCAATACCTACAATTGTAGTAGTTCCAGTTCCAGTTCCTATCGTAACACTTTCAGAATCTACTATTGACCTACCAATAACAGTGCTACCAGTGCTCAATAAATTATCATCAAGATTATAAGAAAGACTAGCAACAAAATAATCATTAACTGAATATTTTACAGGATAGAAGTTTAATTGACCATCACTACCAGAAATAGCAAAATCAAAATCTCCTTGATCATAAACGGATTCAACTCTACCATACTGGTTAATATATCCAAAAGTATCATCATGAATAATATCAACAATCATTAATTGTCTTTGAGCACCAAATCTCTTATCCCTTACATAAGTGATATATTTTAATGCTCTTCTTTCTGCTAAAGTCCATGTATTAACAGTGCTAAAACGAGTTGCTCTTGGATTACTATTAAAGGTTCCACTAAAGTCATCTATAGAAACTACCCTATTTCCAACTGATTCTGAATAATCTTTTAATATTCTACTTGAGAAAGTTATCTCATCAGAAACAGAATCATCATCACTAACATTCAAAGCATTTTCAACTACTAAGTCAAAATCATATACACAATTTAAATTACCAATACCATACAAATCATTTACTACAGAAACATCGGATAATTCCGTTGATAATCCTATTTTAGTTGAAGCAGTTGATTCTAATTGATAATCCGAAAACTTTTTAAATCCTACCGTATGATTTAAAGATGAAACAGGATCATTCCATGTTTCATAATCAACTCTAGAACTTAAAGAATATGAAAGATTTTGATAATAATCACTATCTTGAATTCTTTGTAAATTTGAATTGAGATACCCAGAATCAGTTTCCCAACCTTTCTCTACTTTAGATGTTGCGTTTAATTTGATATAAGAATCAAAAGTTTTTATAGATGAAGCTAGACCCTGAGTACCTGAAGTCAATCCTTTCAAAATATCATTAGTTACAAACCCTTTAGTATTAGTAACTCTCAATATACCAGTATTTGGATTCCAATATTGAACTGTTCCTCTAGTACTACTAATAGATCCAGTAACTACTTCATTATTTGAAAAATTATTTGGTTTTAATTTAATATCAAATGTTGGGAAGAATTTTTCTGGTACTATTCTTCCAGAAGAGTTAATAAAATCATATGTTCCTGGAGACATGCCAGGTGCTAATCCTTCAAAGTAATTAGAAAGATTATATGTAACAGTTCCAATACCACCATAATTTTGATCAACTGCTGTTATGGTAAAGAGTTTGTAATCATAATTTTTAGAATTATATCCTCTTGAAGTTGTACCAACTCCAACTCCAACACCCTCTATGAAAACTTTATCACCAACTGCAATAGGGAAGGTATCTGCAGTGCTAAATCCAACAGATAATTGAACTGTTACATCATAATTTTCAGTATTAAATCCAACAGTAGCAATTCCAATACCATTACTATTCTTATCTGTAATAATTCTAGCAGGTGCATTACTAATACCTTTAGTATTCTTTAAAATTTCTATTTCAGAATTTCCTAATGTATATTTTAAATCAGCATCTAAAACTGGTTTATCAGTCTTTCCATCAATAAGAATTAAATCTGGTGCAGAAATATAACCTCTACCAAAAGAAGTTATTCCTACAGATTCAATAGACATTAAAGCATCTATTTTAATAATTTGAGGTAGAGCAGCACTTGGTGAAACTGTAATATCTGATGCAAAATCATATCCAATATCATTAACTTTTACTTTTTTAACCTTTCCAACTGAAGTGCTTTTTGCCTCAATAATTGCACCAGTTCCAACCTCACTATTAATTGTAGAAATACCTGGAAGATTGTAATAATTTCTTCCTCTATTGGTTATCTCAAAGTTTGCAATAGAACCATATGCACTTGAACTATCAGTTTCATAAGATATAAATGAGGTAGTTCCATAAGAAAGTCTTTCTGGAGGTTCTGATAGAGTGTAATTAAATTGATTGGTAGCAGCTATTGTAATTCTTTGTTTTCCACTATAATCACTATTTGTAAGTCTTACTTCACTTCCAGATAAAACCTCAGTATCTACACTAATTTCTTTTTTAACTATAGGTAATGTACTTTCAACAATAGGATCTAATCTATAATATAAAACTTCTGGAATATCTTTAGTAACTGCTAAAGTAATTTTAGCATCAGTTGATACCCCTACAGTTCCATTTTGTGTAACATTAAATGTAGTAGATTCTGTAGAAGTAGTCCATTTCTTTGTGAAATTTTTATCAGCATAAAAATTCAATGCAAATGCAGGATAATTTGTAGATTGTGCAACATATCCTAAAGATTGATCTGAAAGATTAAATTCAACTTTAGAATCCCTATAAACCTTTATTGGTGGATTAATAGGATTTATTGTTCCTGCAGAAGTACTAGTAATACCTACAACATCTGGTTTTGGTTCATTAGCATTATACTCAGTATTAGTTAATTTAAAACTATTACTATCAACTTTTACAATATAATAAATTCCATTATTGGTTAAACCACCTGCAGGAGTAGATGCTGTATGAATAATTTTATCTCCAGTATTATATCCATGATCATTTACCGTAAATGCATTAGTGGTGGTATTAACACCTGAAGCAGTAAACGATTTTGGATCAATTACAACTCTTCTATTATAATCATTATACTTAACAGTTACAGTGGTTGTAAGACCAGAAACAACATTCATATAAACATTTTCATAATTCAATAAACCATGAGTTTCACCCGTAGAAACTGTAGCAGTAGTTCTACGAATCTCTCCAGTAATTACATCATAATTAGTCTTAAAGCTATGATAAACTCCAGTACCCAATCCAGAGAAGAATACTGTTGTACTACCCCTCTGTGTGCTTGCAATGCCCACAAAAGTACCTGTACTACCTAAACCAACCTTAACAGTGGATATACCTATTAAGTCATTAGTAATAGCAGCAGCATAAACTGTTTGATTATTTGTTAATGTTGATATGCCTGTATCAACAGCATCTGATCCATCCCATCTAATATTAAGACCTTCACCTTGATTAGGAGAATATGTTAATTTATCACCTGTCTTTAATCCATGATTAGGAATATAAATTGCCTTTGTTTGAATAAATTTCTGAGTTATTCCAATTCCAGGATTACTAAATGCGATTGTCGTTCCAATACCAACTCCTGATCTTGTACCTAATCCTACCGAATCAACTGGATTAAAATAAACTTGTTGATTTATTCTATATTCATAATCAGAACCAAATCCAGAATTAACAGTAAGTCTTCTTGGTTTTTCGAGAATTTCTGAAGTGATTGTATGGGAAACTCCAGTAATTCCATTAACAGCTCTTAGAACTCTAATTCTTGAAAGAAGAGGTTCTATATTTAATACCTTTATTGTTTCTGTACCAATTCCAAGAAGATCATTTGATTGAAGTGGTGATAAATCTCCACGAACATCAATATGGGTTACTATACCTGTAGCTCCATCAGTTCCAATAGCAACTGCAGTAGTTCCTACACCAGTTACACTAAGTTTAGTAGAAGTAATTCCAGCATTATAAACCCCTCCAATTTCTGAAGATGTAGTAGATAATCCAGTAATTGTAATAATATCTCTATTAACCCACTGATGAGGTTCTGTAGAAACAATACTATAAATTCCTTTTTGGCCTGATGGATAAATTTCTACATTTGTTATGCTACTGGTGGCAGCACTTACGCTACTTACAGGTTTACCAAGAAGTTTTGAAACTCTAGCAGCGGCATCAAGTCCACGGGTATTGGTATTATTAAATTCTACTTTATCTCCAATCTGATAGTTCTTACCACCCGTTTCTATTCCAATACTTTCTAAAACTCCTGGTTCTACTCCCTTAATATCAATAGTTTGAGATAATTTATCTCTAATAGGTAAATAAGGATAATATACTTTATCATCATAAATCAAATTATAAGGTGAGGTATTTCTACGCCATTGATATGTAGAAATATCATCTAAATCATAAGAATCTTGATTTGATGAAGGTAATAAGTTAAAATCATTTGGAATTGAATAATAATTTTTACCTACCAAATATGGGAATACTGGTAATTTAAAAGTATTAAATTGCCCACCCTGTTCAGCACCAGAATCATCAATAGTTGCAAAATAAGCATATGTTCCACTTGGAAATTGTGGAGTAACACAAAATCTTCCATTATTTTCATCTAAAACAGTTTCATCACTTACTGCTTTATATGTAAAATCATCTGTAAAGAATTTTGCAGGAAAAACACTTAAAGGTGGTCTATTTTCCTTAATTGAAGCTTCATCAAAATATCCAGATTTCATCTGAGTTACAGTGCCACCTGCTTTCTTGATATAACCATAAGGACCATAAATTGGATTGCCATCATATGCCCAACCAATAATAGGTGAATGATTATCTGATGGAACTTCTTGTCCATTAATCTTTCTTAAATCTGGTTCACCATATAAGGATTTACCTTCTTGATTTGTTGCATAAATGGTTTGTCTTAATTTTCTAGGAGCATATAAATGGTTATATTGTAATTCAAAATTACCATCTTTTATAATTCCATCATCATCAGAAATTTGATTTGTTTGATAATATTTTTCAAATAAATTAATATTCCATTTTTGAATATTAGCACGAGTTTTACAATCTGTTCCTGAATTTATAACATCTATAGATGTATTACTTTTAGTATATCCACCTCCTTGTTGAATTACATTAACACTATCTAAAACATATTTGACAGTTGTTCCTATACCCACAGATGAAGCATTATTGTTAAGATCAACTATCTTTAAAATAGGTGTTATAACACAACCTACACCATCCCCATTAATTTGTAAATTTGGAGGTGAATTATAATTATTACCTTTATTCTCTACAATGACCTCAATAATATTTCCATTTGTATTAACTATTGGAGTAAGTTGAGCATTACTTCCAGATAATAAAGATACTTCAGGTTCCCTAACAAAATTAATAATTTCAGATGCACCATAACCTACTCCATTATTTGATAAATGAACAGATGTAATTTCACCTCTAAATATTGGTTGAATTTTAAGTTCAAATGTATCAGATCCTACTGAAGAAATACCAACATCACCAGTAATACTTATAGAAATATCTTGATAATTAAAACTATGAGTTCCCACTCCAATAGAAGTAAGAGGTCTATACTGCTTAGTACTATAATAGAAATCACTAGCAGTGGTTCCTACTCCAACACTTGATAATTTAAAATTATCATCATTAACTTTAGTAACATAAAAATCTGTAGAAGTAGTAAGACCTGCTATAGGAGTTCCATCACAAGTATAAGTTACAATTTCTCCAGACTCATAATCATGATTTTCAATTTTTATTGAATTTAAAGATGTGTTTATACCTGCAGAAGAAGCCGTTCTTTTTTTGTTTTGATACCCACTTCCACCAGAAAGTATATTAATAGATTCGACTATAGATTTTTTTTCAACAGATTTTATAAACTGCTTTCCTATTCCTTTAGAAGTTAATGCAATTGTATTAATACCTGCAAGAACTCCTGCTTCATCTTTATGGAGTCTTATAGTAGTTCCAGCAGTTCCAACCAATGCAGCATAATAAGTGGCACTTGTAGTTAATCCTCCAATAACTTGTTGATCGTTAGTAACATATATTACTGGTTCTGCATTTCTAAATTTATGATAAGTAGTAAATCCAATAGTAGAGGGTAAAGTAGAATCTGTTTCAAGACCTATTCTAGGAGAATCTGCTTCAAAAGGAACAGAATGATCTATTACTTCCATATTAACAGAAGCACGAGCACCTGACCCATTACCACCTGTTATTTTTAAGGTTGGTGGTGTTTGATAATCAAATCCAGGATCAATAATTCTAATCTCTTTTAATGTTCCTGATACTGCAGCATATCCTGTTGCTCCTACCCCAACAGAATCTTTAATATGTAAAAATGGTGCATTAATAACATCATAATCTCTTCCACCAGCAAGAACATCTATACTTTCAAGTTTTCCATAATGAACTTGATCAAAAGATTTATAATTTAAAATTTCTACACCATTTACTAATATACCAGTATGTCCAGGAGTAGTTTCATATACAGTACCAGAAATTTCTGGAGGGCATACTTGTCTTAATATTTTTTGTGATTTTAAAGTTTTATTATTAAATTTAAATGGAGATATTATATTATCTGTTACAACACCAGTTCTTGTACCATCATTATCAATATTAATAAATTTTTCATTATAAATATCAGAACCACTTTTTGCAAACTTAACTGTTGTTTCATTTATTCTTTTAATAAAATACAATCCTTCATCCATCAAAGAAGATTTAACAACAAAATTGTCTATAGAAGTATCACTAGTTGGATCTACATAAGCATCATTGATTATTTGAGGGGTATAATAAATCGCATCACCAGTATAGAATCCATGATCAAAAATAGGAACCCCAGAAGGACTAGTTGTTGAATTGGTTATAATCTTATATTCATCCCCACTAAAACTTCCACTAAAACGAATTTTACCATCATTAACACCTAATGATTGAGATCCATATGTTGGAATGGAGGGGGATGCAACAAGTATTTTATCTGACTTTATATCTTTATATACATTCTGTATATTAGTAGAATTTGTATTAGCTTCTGGGAAATTAATAGCATTCGATTTTAATATTTGTCTTTCTATTGTATAGTTTAAATTAGTATTAATTTCACCTTGGCCTTTGACAATAAATCCTCTAGCAGAAGTTAATTGAGTTACATCTGATACAGGTAAGTTTCTACCATCACTACCAACTAAAACAGCAACAGATTTGTCTCCTACTTTAAAATCATGATCAGTAGTTAATATAATTTCATAAGTCCAGTCAGAAGTATCTTTAAGAGATATACTATCAACTTGATATACAGTAGCAATATTATAAAACCATTCCTTAAATTTAAATCCAGTATCTCCAATTCCTAAAGTTTTAATTTCAATAGTCTCATCTTTATTATAAAGACAATTTTCATCTGAAAGATCAATAGAATCAAGAACTGAGGTAATTCTTACTTCAATTGTTTCGTTTTGATCAATAACAGATTTTCCATATGCAAAAGTATTAATTCCAATCGTAGTTCCACTTAAAATTGTTTTACCAATTCCAGTAAGACCAAAAAATTGGGTTAAATTTTTGGAAGTATATGAACTAACACCAATAGTATTATCAATATACTTAAAATTCAATTCCCCAGTAGTTCCAAATCCAACTGTAGAATCAACATCTACAACAGTAATACCAGCTCCTACTTCCCCAATCACTCTTGTTCTTGGTGGAGTAATAAAAGTTCCATATGTGGAACCTTCCACTCTAGAATCTCTATTATATCCAGCATCAATACTTAACTTATAAAATGTGGTTCCAGCACTAACATTAATAGGCTCAACATGGGTTATTGGAGCATATGCTTTTTCAACATTCTCACTTTGATATGCATCTTGATATAATGTAGATAATTCTAAATTTTCTGGATTACCAGTAATAGGTTCTACAACAAAGTCCCTTGTAATTTTATAATTTGCATTAGATGGAGTAAAAAGAAAATCAGAAGGTCTTATAATCTTTACATTTTCATTATATAAAGATTTAAATAAAATTTCAAAACCTCTATCAGTTCCTTTACTTAAATAAAAATCTTTTGATTGTTTAATAAAAATATTTTGATCTAGATCAGAAGATAATTTTCTTCCTTCAAATCCTGGAGTAAGTTGATGTTTTGTTTTAGTTAAAAATTCTGTAAGAAAAAGAGAACTTAAATTTTGTATTTGATCTCCCTTCTTATGTTCTTTTGCAGTAGAAGTTTCAAATACTAATTGTTCAGGATTGTTTGTACTTTTATATGATGTAACTCCAACAAATCCTCTAACACATCCAGTAAATGCAAAGGTAGTTATTCCAGTATATGTAATAATTTCATCGTTAATTTTTAATAATCCATATGAATCAGGAAACCCAAGAGTTCCTGTTGGACTATTTTGCATATCAACTTCAATTGTATCACTGGTAATACCTACAGTAACACCTAAACCAACATATTCAGTAAGATTAACTTGACTACCAACCTTTGCATATTCATCTATATTTTGTACTAAGTCAATTGGACCACCTTGGTATTCCTGACCTTGATAATATGATTTTAAAAATTCTGATACTAACGGAAATTCATCTATAACGTACCGAGGCAGTTGATTCTGAACTATGTTATTAAACTGGATTTTTTTTGTAGACATTTTATAATTTTTCTATCTTAGTAATTTGAAGAATTTATCATACTTAATATTTATTAGTATCCTCCACCGCCACTGCCACCAGTAGAACCACCAGATGTGCCACCAGATGTGCCACCAGTAGTAGTAATTGGAGATCTATCTATTGATGAATTTGGTCCACTATTACGACCTCCAGCACGAACTAAACTACCATTAGAATAACTGGATGATGTAATATAATTAGAACCAGAAGGATCTAATCCAGAAGAAATTTCATCAACTATAGGTTCAAATAAACTATTACTAATATCTAGCTGTAAATAAAGATCCTGTAATCCAACAACATCATTAGAATAAGGACATGCTGAAATTTCAATAACACTTTGACCATCTTTAATCATTCCAGATTGAACATTAACTGGGTTAATGGTAACAACTCCTTTTTTATAATCAATTGTTCCAATATTACGTTTGCGAATTGTTGGTGAATCAGATGCTATTGATGGTACAGAAAATAAAAATAATGATCCAGTTGATCTATTAGTATTTGGAAGATCGGCAATATAAACATCATCCATTATTCCTGACACTCTAAAAGCAGATGATTTAATATTATATCCACTCATTCTTTTTATGTGTATTTCATTACCAAAACCAATTGAATATTCAGCAAAAGAATTTAAAACAACTCTCAAATCTCTTCTCATAATAATTGTGGTAATATTAGAAGTTATTGATTCATGACTATTATCAATAATAGACAAATATTTACTATATTTAAATCTAGCTCCATATTTATTCATTTCGGTTGATTCTGCATACTTATTAGAATTATTTTCAACAACACTAGAAACAAATGCTGCAGATTCTGCTAGATTTGTGTTATAATAGATTTTTGAGTTAACTTCAATATAGAGATATTTCAAATCAAGTATTTCGGGGATAATACCTGCAGCTGCATATTTCTTTAATTTTATTTTTATTTCTTCTTTAACCAAATTTGGTAAAAAATCACCATTTTTTGGTTTTATACTAAGAAAAACTTTTCCATATTGTGGTGGAATTAGATCTTCACCACCAAAAACCGAAATTGACTCTGTTTCTGGGTAAATTTTTGCTGGAACCAATGTTTCATAGTCATTTACAGTAATTGCTCTATTTTGAGAAGCATAAATTCGAGGAGCAAACTTTCTAACCGACTCTACAGACTCAATTTCCTCTCCACCAGCAGCAGATACTCCAGTTGTAAGTAAAGAAATGCCAGTTGTTACATTATAGGTGTTTGAATTGCGTGTATATTGAAGTCTTCCTGAAAAATTGAAAGCACTTACTCCATTTGCAGCATCTCCGTTAGAAGTTATGTAATTAATTGTAATAAAATTACCATCTTCTAATGCTTTTCCAAAAATTCCATCTCCAAAGAATATTTCATATCTTTCATCTTCAATTTCTTGTAAAAAATAAACTTTTGAGTCGGATTTTACTTCAAAAAGATTATCTTGAGAATTATATTTGGTTTCTGTAGCAGAAGCTTCTGTTGGTCTTACTGAAACTGAGATTAAATCGGTATCAACACCAACATTTGGCAAAATAAACTTCTGATTTGGAATTCTTGCAGAATAAGTGTAAGTTTGAGTTAAAAATGTACCTTCATATATCGAAACATCGTTAAAAAATGCGGTTCCATTAGAAATTGGAACTGTAATATCACTTAAAATTGAAAAAATGAAATCTTGACCAGCAAAAGTTGCTGAAGAAGTTGCAATTGGACCCTTTTTAAGGGTTAAAGTAGCAGGAGCAGGTGTTACCCCACTTGTATCTACGGTGAAAGATACTGTTGCTCTTGCTGCTTGCCTTGGTCTAGGTGTATAACCTATATTTCTTGCTAATGAAACGATGTTTTTTCTTAAAGTTGCTGTATCAATGAACACTTCATTAGTGATCATGTTCGCATTATAAGATGTAATGTAGGTATTATACGCTAAAACGTCTAAAATCGTTGACAGGTTAGATCCCTCAAAGTCATAATCAGTAAAATTTGAGTTAGATTTAAGATATTCTTGTAAAGTTGATTTAACCTCATCAAAATCGAGGTTAGAAAAATTAGCTAATGGCATTTTTACCTACTTGACTGCAAAACAAACTGTAATTCTTGAGTCGGAATTGAAGTTCCTACAACGTCATATGTAATAATTACATCAAAACCATTGTTATCAAAATTAGGATATGCTTTTACACTATCCAATTCTACTCTTGGTTCGTATATATCAATGGATTCGCGGATTTCATCTGCAATAACAGCAGCATTTATTTCATCAATGTTCTCAAAAACAGATTCAGTGATCTTTGAACCGAAAGATTCGTTAAAAAACTTCTCTCCAGGTGTAGTGAAAACAATATTTCTTAAAGAACGAGCAATTGCATTCTCATTTTTGATCGCAATAAGGTCACTATTCAGTGGATTAGACTGAAATGTCATACTAATATCTTTAAAAGCTTGACTTACCCGTTCTATCGGCACACTAATACAGCGATTATTGTTTATTTATTAAGGATTGCAAACGATTGTTTCAAATAATCATAGTTTGATCGTCATATTCAAGATCATCATCATCAAAATCCCCAAAAATTTCACTTTGAACTAAATCATCACGTTTTTTTGGAGTAAGGTGGTCGTGTGAAACCTCTCTTAACATCTTCTTTTTGGGGTTTTCCATAATTTTAGTACTTTTGTTTTACTATTTAACGATTAGTATAGTCTGTTCCATTAATTGATAAGTTATAATCCCACCATCCAGTCAAAATATACTTACTTTGAGTCTTACTAGTGACTCCATGATGTGGATGAGTCCAAAATGCAGGCCAAATTACGATATCTCCAGTTCTAGGTTGGAATGATTTTCCTTGAGTTGGAAATAAAGTGAACCCATCATCAGTTACATCATTCAAATATATCATCCAAACTAACATTCTGGACAAACCACCACCATCATTTTCACAATGAAGAGCAAAATACCCTTCATTTGGTTTATATCTTTGTAATTTATAAAATCTTGAGATATCCCAAGGAGCTACATGATTAATAAATGGATATTCTTCTTTATAGTAATCCAGTGCAAGGGTTAAACCATCCATAAAAAGATCATTATATGGATTTTTTTGCCCCACCTCTAAAAAAATTTCACTAGATTTCTTTTCATGATATTTTATCACCCCTCTACCCATTGTACCATCTTTATAGTGCTTTTCTTCTTCAAAAATACTTATAGCACGATCACAATTCTTTTTTGAAACTATTCCTTCTTTATGTAAAATAAAATCTTTCATAAAAGTTAAAAAAAATGGGGGATTGCTCCCCCTATTATTATTTTCCTTGTCCTCGGTACTTCTTTTTTGCTTTATTGCGAGAAGTTGCGGATAGGAGTGTGTTAGCCGAGCGTCCTTGACGAGTTTTTTTGGGCATCGAGACGAGTTGGACGGTTCCCCATGCCCCTTGCGTTGCCTTTGCCATTAAATAACTCTCATCTTTTCATGTCCTACACGTATGCGAGGGTCGCACCATGTCTCTACACCTGCTTCTTTAGCATCTAGGCAGAACGACACATCCTCACCACACATATCCTGAACTGCACCTGACTCAAAGACTTGCATCTTAGGGGCAAACCAAGGATATTCAAGATTCTCGAATACTCCCTTCTTAATTAACAACCAACCAAAACCTGTATAGTCAACTGTGAAAGGTTTGTTGCGTTTGCCCATAGACTCAACAGTCTCGTGATTCATAACTCCCCCATTTTTACGGAAGTCATCTTCTTCTAACCAGTGAGCAACTGAGGTAGTATGTCCATCTTCTGTAGCATACCAGCCTGCTGCGATTTGCTTTTCTTCACCATCCGCAGGTAATGCTAAATCAGCAAGCTGCCAGAACTTCTCAGGAGTAAAGACAATATCACTATCAATCCATAACTGATAGTCATACTGAAGTTTACCATCCCAAGGTATTTGCTTAGGTCCACGAAGAACATTTGCACCAAGACACTTACATCTTGCAAAGTTCACCATCGATGAATAATCTTGTGATATCTGAATGCTCATTCCTGACTGCACCATATCAAAGCACAGTTGTACAAAGTTCTTTAAGAAAGTATAAGAACAACCTCTGCCAGGAAGACAGAATACAATTGTTTTACCTTTCCATCTTGCTTTGATTGCATCTATATCCCAACTAGGTTCTTTCTTACTAATTGGATTCTTGGCCTTAACAGTAAATCCTTTTGCCATAAACTTTAATTACTTCATTTCAATTATAATGCAATTCTATGTATATGTCAATCTATTTAAAGGTTATATTGAAAGATAAAGAAATACGAGGAGTGCTTTCCTCATGAGGTTCTACCCAATGAGGAACATCACCAGGAAACATAACTAAAGATCCTGCTTTAGCATTAAAATCTCTACTACCATAACAATCATTACCAAATGCCCTGAATAAATTATCTCTAGTATGATTCATATGATCTTCTAAAACTAATTTATTCAAATTTTCAGTAATATACCAAATACATGCTAAGTCAGATCCAGGATGAGTATGTCTCCAATTATAATCACCTTTCCTATTAATATTAACCCACATATTACTAAAGTGAAACTCTGGTAAAAAAACCATCATAGATCTTAGATGATCAAGATATTTAAAATTAGGTATATCAAGCCATTCTGACTGATATCCTCCCCTGTTAGATAATTGAGTTCCTTTTACATTCCTTTCTATATCTAATGCCCATTCATATACTCCCTTTGGCAAGTCTTTCTCAATATACCAAATAGGAGTTTCAAAAATATTAAACGTGTTGTTGAATTTCAATAAGAATCTCCTCCTGCTGGTTCTGCGTATATTCTCACAGGTCCACCAACACCTACTGTGGGGGCAGCTCTCTCATAACTTAAATCATCTGCGTCGTAATCTGTTTTTAATAATCCTACCATGACGTTGAGTAGTTCCCATGTCTCCTCAAATTCTTCTTGTTTTAAATTATGATACAAGCACCTGTCTTTGGCATATATGTGATACGTTATAATATTTTCCTTTTCGGCACTCATTTTTTCTGGGGATTTTTTTTATATAGCAAACCTGAGAAGGTCAAAAAAATTTTTCGTGGAATTTATATATAGCTCTCGAATTCGGTTCGTTGTAGGTTAGGGACTTTCGCTTTTTTATAAACGCAACGCCCGCACCGCACAATAACATATAAGGGGGCAAAACACTGTCCTAACTGTTAAGAACTCATAAGCACACTAAGTGTATATAATTCATCATAACATTAAAGGGGCAAAGTGTCAACAACCTGCCCCTAATCTGTTTACTAATTGTTATTTAAAGTGCCGTATCTTCTACCTCCACAATATCATCCAGAACTGCCAAGATTTCCGCACCATTGTTTGCATTATCTAGCAAGAATTCTGCAAAGTTTGGTGATACTCTGTTAACGTAATCTGCCATAATAAATTGATAAAAACTGTGAGTAAATTAAGAGTGTCAGACCCTTACATAAGAGGGACAATTTAATCGCTTCAGTTATAATAATCCAACGGACAATCTACGTCTTCTATATAACACTTACAGTCCTCATTCTCTTCCATTGTTAATACTTTTCTCCAGTCAATCTCTCTTGGATTAAAGTCATCTAGCACGTCTAATTCTAGTGTTATTCTATACTTAGTCTTCTGTCCGTATGTGTAAGAAACTGACATGAGATTAGAGGGTTGGGGGTGATACTTAGTATTATAATATGACTGTGGAAAACTGTCAAGAATTAC